AATCGTTGCAGAGGTCATAAGTAACGCTGTATTTGTTATCAGGTTCGTTTGGATAACGCAAAATTGTTGGCGTTGCGATATTGACAAAGTTAGCTTGATCTCTTGCGCTTTTGTCAGGAAATTTGGCTTCAACTTGATTGATAGACTGCGTAATGTCAGTTGCGCTTACTCGGATTTCGCCAACGATATTGTTATCGTTAAATGCGTATGACGTTGTTTCTGCTTTATTGATAACAATAGACCATTGACCAAGGGCAGCGTTGTACGCCATCCAAGAATCAGCACAAGTCATAATCTTGTCAAGGTTGCTCAACACTGTTTGACCAGCATCAAGCACACCATTCATGCGGTATCTTGCTTGTGTAGCAGAACCGCCAGCAGAAGGCGTGTATGTAATTAGCTGATCTGAATATGTGTTTAATGCTGTAGCAGAACTGGCGTTTACAAAAGAAGTATCAACAGCGCCACCGTAATTCGAGTTGGTAATGTAGTCATACCAAACATCACCGGGTTTTGCTGCTCCTGTGCCATTCAAGTAATGCTTGGCATAAAACGTAATTGGGGACAAGTTTGTTGTGCCAGCGTCTTGGTTGTAATTTAATTTAATAATGGCAAACGCAAGACCATTCATTTTTCTTGGCGCTGGCCCTGTAGACACCCATCGCAAAGCAGTAGGAATATCAACGCCACCCATTACTGTTGTAGGAGCCGCCGCACCGTTTGGTGAAGTGATGCTGCCAGCAGCATTTGAAATATACAAATTTATGTAAAGGTTGCCTGAAATTTTTGTGTCTACGTTGCCAGCTTCATCTGTAAGGCTTACAACTTGTGTTCCATCAGTCTCATCAAAAGTAATAAGCCTATCGCCGTAATACATTTTTGTTGTGTCAAAAGAAAATTGTCCGTTGGGGCTAATGCAAGACACCGCCATAACGTAATACATTGTCTTTTGATCTTCAGTCAAAACCGCATCAACAAACGTACCGCCAAGGTAGGCATCGCCATACACAATCGGAATTGCGTTGCCATTTGCAGGGGGAACTTGTTGACGAGTTCCACTGTCTTGTGGGCCTTGTTGATCTTGACCAAAAACGCGAGTAATGATTGAAGATATAGCAAAGTTAACTGCAAAAGTTGCAACAAATGTTGCTGTTGCAGCACTTACACCAGCAGTTACCAAAAGATTTGCACCATAAGCAATTATTGTTGAAACCATCTTTTACTCCCGTACAAACGATGCGCCCAAAGGAGCGTAACCGCGTTTTGTGTAATCAATCAAAGGGCCGTTAGCAGAAATGCTTGTGACAACAAAATCAATGTCGCCAACTTTAAGCATCGCTTCAGCCCTCTCGTCAAATGCTTTCCATAGCCTACCGCCAATTGTTCCATTTCGGTGTTCAGGCTCAACCCACCAAAGCAATTCATTCAATTCTTTCAAATCAGGACACCACACATTACCTTGCTTGATTGCAATAATTGCCCCGCGCATATTATTGTCAATGTAGATAAATCCTCGTCCAGCAAGAATACTAAACAGCAATTGCTCAACGTGTTTTGGATTGTGATGTTGTTGTCTGCCAAGCGCCTTGATTGGATTTTCATAAGCATATGATTCAACAATTTCTAGCAATCTTGGAATGTCATATCTTGTTGCTTGTCTTATCATTTTTTGCCTTAAAAACCGCCAGTAGGTTCAGCTGGATCATTTCCGGTAAACAATTCATTAGCAGCAGCCATAGTTTGCTTTTGAGGCGGTTTGCCAAAGTCAAAATAAGTGTTTGCAATCGTAGCCACACGATTCATGCTTGTGTCATTTGGATACAAAAATTGCCAGCTTGATTGGTTTGTTTTTACACCACCAAGCCTATTCTCCAAAATACGCCGCATTGACGAACAAGCAATAGAACAAGTAGCAATCCTTGTTCTCATCTCAGAATTAAAATCTTCAGTGATTGCAACGCTGTTAATGATGCCTTGATAGCGTTTAAAAAACTGCGTTGTAGGTGTAGTAATGATTTGGTTGTTTGAATTAAAGAACCCGCGCCATACTTCAACCAAAGAACCTTTGATGTCATTGCTGAGAATCAATGCAATGTTTGACGGGTCAATACCTGTCAACACAATGGTCATGTCATCAGAGGTAGACCTCATATCACGCTGAACATCACCAACACTAAGCAAAGCGCCAAGGTTTGAAAACGTGTTGCCACCCACCGTGATGGGTGCTGCTGCGTTGCAAAACGTATAAACGGTTTCGGCAGTGCCGACTGTCAACTTTACAAACTCAGCGTGTCTAATTTGTGGGCCACTAAGAGCCGCCATTGTTGTCATGTGATGTACTCCCGAAAAACAAACGCATCATCCCATTGAACAAATGCGCCATCTGTCATTGGGTTCAAAGTATACGTTGGACACCTCTCTGCCACAACAGTAAACGTACAAGCATTGCCAATTGACACAGTAGCGCCAGATGAAGGCGAACCAATCAAAGGACGATGAATGCTAACAACAGAGCCAGCAGAGTCAGCAGTGACCTTGTAGGTATACCCGCCTACCATAATAAAATCACCAGCCTTAAACGTGCCGTTAGAGGTTAAATTTAGACTTTGTGTATTGGCTACTGGTGTACCGTTCAAAGTTGCTGTAGTGGCAGTGCCAAGCCTTTGAGTAAACCAATCCAAATTGGCGGTGTTAAACGTAATCGTTTCTGGCAACTGGCGGTCTTTGTTGTCAATCGCTTGAATGATGCCGCGCACTTGTGGATAGTACAAATAGCTGTGCGGTGTAATTGTGAAGACCCAAGGCACGGCTGTCAGGTATTGAGCAACCGTGATGTAGCCCGACCTTGCAACTTGTTGACCAACCATGCGGCGGTTGTTCACCGTCATAGATTGCTGAATGTCAAAGATGGTTTGAAAACTCATGCCCTTCTCCCGTTCGATGCCAACTGCTTGTTAGCATACTGATAACCAGCCCAGATTGTATTGCTGCTTTCCAATAGTCTGTTCTCAAACGACTTGGCATCAATTGCGTTGATGTAGTTGTTGGTCACATTGGTAGTGCCACCCATGTTGCCCATTTGCCCATTAGGAATGATTGTTCCAGAGCCAGAAGGAACAAACACTTCTGGGCCACGCTCACCAACAACGTAAGGCGTATTGTTGGTTACAGAACCGCCAGATGCTCTTGCTGACCCTATGGCTCCCAATGCGTTGTAATCGCCAATTGTTCCACTAGCGATTTGCATATTAGCGCCACCAGCAAAACCACCACCAAACAAACTGCCAAGAAACTTCATTGCAGCAGCCTTCATCTGGATTGCAATCAAATCCTGAATGACGCTACGAGCAAAGTCTTTCATGTTCAACTTGCCCGTCTTGACAAAGTTGTCAATGGCCGAACTCATGTTGCCGTAAACACTATCAAAAACTTCCTGTGTACGCTTGCCAGATTCCTGCATCGTGACAAACATTTTTGCCATTGCTTCTTGCCTCTCAAGTTCTTTTAAAACCAATGGGTCTTGGCCCTCTACTTCTTTACGCTTACGAGCGTACTCAAGAGAAATTTGAGCCAACCTTTGCTCTTGCTCAGTCGCGTAAATCATCTTGTACTTTAAATCAAGAGATTCTTTTTGATACTCCATCTCGCGTGTTTGATTTTGTGCGCCCACTACCAAATCACCTCTGCGTTTGTTTTCTGCCGCCCAAGCTGCGTTAAATTCTTTAGTTCGTTCTTCTTCTTCGTTATATTCGGCAACCGCATACTTAGCGCGAATCTGCTTTATTTTTTCTTGCTTTTCAACCTCAATTGAAATAGCTTTGCTTTTATAAATTTGAAGGTTTTGTTCTGTTGCTCGACCATCTTCTTGTTTGTTCTTTTCAGCCATTTCCCTTTGAGCATCTGCAAGTTTTTTGTCTGCATCAAGTTCAAGCAATATCAATTCTCCTTTACCCTGCTTTGCAACGGCAAATCTGGCTTCAGCTTCGGCTTTAGCGACTTCACCAACCTTGGCTTTTAACATTCCCTTGTATCGGTCATATTCTTCAATTTTTTCTTTTGCACCACTAACATCTTTGGATGATGCAGAACGATTTTGAAGACGCTGTATTTCCAACAAGTTTTCTTTGCTTGTTTGCAATGATGCAAGAACTTTTCTCCAACCTCTTGCGTATGCTGTGTCTTCATCTTCCGCTGTGCCAGAAAGTTTTTGCTTGATGTCTGAAATTTGTTTATCAAGCGAGTCAAGCGTTTGAGATTGAGTTGGCCCTGTTAAGGCTTGCTTAAACTTATCCCAATAGTTGCTCATAGCAGTCGTGACGGACTTCCATGCGCCTTCAAGTAATCCAAGTTCTCGGCGCTGTTGCTCTAGCTTGGTGTTCAAAGCAACAGCCACAAGTTGTGCAGCCTCTTGCTTTTTGTTGGCTTTTTCTAATGCTTCAATCTGCTTGTATTGCTCAAGCGTCAAGAAGTTCATTTCTTTGTTTAACGACTTTGCGCCTTCAGCAGTACCACTCAAGCCACCTTTAAGTTTTTGCGTTGCTTCAGCAGCGGAAACGCCAGCAATTTGAGAATAGGTAACGATTGCTTGCGTAACAGCACTAATAGAAGACCCGGTAAATTGACCAGAAGAAATTACCTCCATCAAGGCTTCTTTGGTTGTGCTTAGACTTGCCTTGGTTGTTCCGCTTAATGTGTTTGCCAGCTTTTGGAAAGATTCTTCAGTTATGCCAGAATAATTTCCTGTAAGCGTAAGGGCATCACGCAATTTGGCTAGGTCTTCAGAAGATTGATATGCCGCCAACCCAACAGCACCAAGGCCAATTGCAACAGTACCAAGGCCAACAGTAAATGGCGTGAACAATGTTCCAATGGCTTTGAACATATTGCCCAAACCGCCCATTGTGTCTTTCAACTGACCACCTTGTTGCAAGATAGCAATAAAGGGACTTTGACCAGAAGCGATTTGCGTAAACAAGTCAGTTGTCTGATATGTCAAGTTTAGCTTTTGCTGCTCGTTCATTTTGAACTGAGCGCCCATTGCATTTTTTGCTGCGTTGGCAACCTTGTCGTAAGCAGCCGCTTGGTCAAGAAGTTCTTTGGCTTTGGCAGAACCCTTGATGTCTTTCAGTCTTCCAGTGGCTAATTCGCGCTCAATCAAGGTGACTTTACTGACAGCCTTACCGTAGTCTTCAGTTGCGTATTTCAACGCCTGAATTTCCTTGTCAGCAGCCCTCATCTCACGGGCAATTGTGTTCTTCAGCTTTTGCGTTTCATACGCCGCTTTATTTGCCTCGGTGACAAAGTTTCCTGTCTCAAGACTAAGGGCAACGCCAAGGGTTGCTGCATTTTGATGATTAGCCATTACTTCCTCTTTCTAGAGAGTTTTTGCGCGTATTCTGGAATTATCTTACCAAGACTGTCTTTCAAATCATTGATAACAGTCTGCGCTCCATACTGCAATGCTGGACGCAAAAAGGGTCGAGCAGGGATTTTGGACGTTCCGTATTCTTGAGCCAAAGAAACAGCACTGCGTTTGACAGTAACCATTGCCAAAACAACAGAGTTTTCATTGATGCTAGGGGACTCACGATCATCTGGTGTAGTCAAACGAGACTTCAGCTTCATCGTGTCCCTCATGTGAAAAGGGCTGTAGGCGCTACGAGGCTTTTCAATGTCATAGGGAGCATAGGCTATGGCAGCGTAATAAACGCTCTGCATTGACTCTTCAGCAGCCTTGGCAAGCGTTTGCTTTAAGACTGTATCCATCCTAAAGCCGTTTGCCATCTCAATAATTTGTTGCTCAAACTCAGCAAAGCCTGAAAGCTGGAATTTCATGTCCTTGCCTTCAAAGCCTTGCGTATCAATGTGTTGAGCCATGCTACTCTTTCAGGTAAGCCTCCGAACCCGGTCTAGTAGCCAAGAACGCCATCAACTGCTTGCTGGCTTGGTCTTGCTGTTGTTCCTTTGTCAGCGGCGGGACAATGTATTCATGCGTTGATGGAAGAACATCTTTCATCGTGAACGGTCTTGTAGTCTTCTGTATTTTCGAGTTTAAGTTGCCTGTGGTCAAGGAACTTAGAGCCAATAAAACAGCTTTATTTCCTATCATTCCATCCGACAACATAATCTCAATATTCCGCATATCATCCGCTGGAACATCGTCAGGACACCCGCCATGCGCGTAAATGTACGCTCTGGCTTGTAGGCGAATGTCCCAGATTAGTTTTTTCGTGAATCCTTGTAACCGGGCTGAATAGCATCAGAGATTTTGGCAAGGATTTCCAACTGAACCGCCGTAGGCCATTCAGCTTCAACATCTTCATAAGTAATTTCATCAAGAGTCCCGTTTACAGGAACCAACAACTTGATGTACTCAACCATTCGGTTTTCCATCTGCAAGATGGTTTTCACTAACTCTTTGGTGGAGCGTCCTTCAACAACCACATCATCATCAGTGACTACAACGCCTTCAATGGCTTGTGAATCGCGGAAAGATGATGTCATCTTGTCAAACCGCTTTTGGTATTCGGCTTGGTCGAATTGTTCGATGCGCTCTTGCATTGCATCCAACTCTTTTGTCAAAGGCACACGGACTTTAAAGTCGTACCCTGCGAGTTGAAATGTCTTAGTACGCAGATTGGAAATTTCGCCAAAGGCAGAGGTCAGTTTTGTCATGGTTTATCGTGTAGTTTTGATAATCTTGTTGTAGATAGCCTGATTTAATTCTGTAGCGTATGCAACAGCCTCTTCAGGCGTAATCTTGTCTGCAAAGTTCCGAGCAATGTCATGCGCTAAAGAGATAGCAGTAATGCGTTGCTCTGTAAACCCAAACCAGTTCTTTGATGTACTGGCTTGGGCAACAAGGAAGTTTAGAAGGTCGTTGCTGTCTTTTACTATCATGTTTGTTTACTCTGTTGTTTCTTCTGTAACTTCTAATTCGACTTCTTCAATAACAACCACAGGGGCTGTCATGTTGTACTTCTTCAGCAGGGCCAAAGCAATGGCTTCTGCTGTGTCGGGTTGTGCGGTGGCTTTTGCAAGTTCACCAGCATCAACTGCCAAACTACGAGCGACAACTTCAATGTCGCCGTAGCTGGTCACAATCGTTTCAATTGCTTCATTTAGGGTCATGTGTTGTTCGACCAGCCGTACTGGTTGCCCCGTGGATGGATTGTGAAGGTGCATTTAGCTTCAGCGCCGGGTGCGGAATCAATCTGGAATTGACCAACTCGACCATTGAACGCATAAGCCACAGTGTTTGTGCCTTCTACTGCTGCAACCACGAAAGTGCGGTCAACAACACCAGAGTAAGCATCAGAACGAATCTGAAGCAATGCTGTGTCAGCAGGGTTCCAAGCAGCCGTAACGGTCATGCTTGTAGGAGCCGCTTGCACAGGAATCTTGTCGCTTTGACGAGAACCAGCAACACCGAAACTTGCCACTGCATCGTCTTGACCGAAAGCAGGGATAGCCTCAACAGGCACAGCAACACCAGCAGCGCCAGTGCCGTTAGCTACAGTACCAACAATGGTGGTTACTTGAGCAGCCCACACAGACAAGTTGGCCGTGGTCAAGGGAGTTGGAGTCGCAGCCGATTGCATCCAAAGCGATGCGCTAAAACCGGGAAGAACTTTTGCAGGGATAGTCATGGCGACTCCTTAAGCGTTGTTAGACCAACCGTACTGGTTGCCACGGGGGTGAATAGTAAATGTGCATTTGGCTTCAGCACCGGGAGCAGAGTCAACTTGGAACTGGCCCACGCGACCGTTAAAGGCGTAATACACGATGCCTGTACCATCAGTAGCCGACACCACGAAAGTGCGGTCAATCACGCCAGAATAAGCATCGGCACGCATCAACAGCAATTGGGTATCGGCAGGGTTCCATGCGGCAGTGATGGTCATGCTGGTGGGAGCAGCTTGAACGGGGATTTTGTCAGACTGACGCGATCCAGCAACGCCGAAACTAGCAACAGCATCATCTTGACCAAAGGCGGGGATTGCCTCAACAGGAATGATGTTGCCACTGACAGCAATAGGAGAAACGCTGGCGACCAAAGACAACTGTGCAGTAGTCAAAGGAGTTGGCGTAGAAGTCGGTTGTGCGTAAAGAACTGCACTAAAACCGGGCAAGACTTTGTTTGGTAAGGCCATTTTGAGTATCCTTCAAAAGTTGAACAATTGTCTTATATTAAGCTGGAATGTCAATGGTGCAATCCAAGAAGATTTGCGCCATTTTTTCCTCGTTGTTGTAACTGTTGTACAACCACATGACATCCGCTTTTGCAATCCAAAAGCCATCTGTCGGGCTACCCAACAATCCGCTGTAACCATGCAATGATTGCAGAATCTGATTTGAGATTGTAAATCCATCTTCAATCTGTTGAGTGAAAATAGAAATCTGAAAAACAGGGCGATCAATACCTTTGTTGCTTTGTGTCTGACCTGTATAAACAGGCTGATGCACATTACGCAACATCCAAGTAATGAACTTGGGCTGTGTCGCAAAGTTCCTGTTGAACGAGGCATAAACAGGCACAGGCGTGACAATGTTAGCCAGTTGATACTGGATAGCTTTGCCGTAAACAACAGGATTTAGTTGAGTTGCCATTACACCGCCGTAACAGGGTCAGAACGATAGCACATGAAAATAACAGTCATGCGGTCATCAGATTCACGCACATTGTCAATTCGCCAATCTTGATTGCGATAAGTGATTGAATACAAATGCTGGTTATCAACAATTGTTTTCATGTTCGGCGTGTAATTTAAGGTCATGTTTACCATGTCCTGATACAGCCGATACTTATCAGCAATCTTCAAGCTGTTTGCAACAGACGAAATTCTTGCCCGTGTTTCAAACCACAATGCAACAGTCGTGGATTGCTCACCAAAATCCGACTTGCCAAAAGTCAGATTGTTGATTTTGATATTCTCAAAACGAGCAATTGCCATTTACATCACCAGTGGTTTGTAAGACCGCAACAAGGTTGTCACGCCAAACGGAATGTCTTTTAGCTTTGTCTCTGTTGCATTTGCACGGTTGTTGTACAGATGCGTCAGCAACAACAAACCAGCTTGCTTGATAACTGGATAAGCCGCCAATGGATTGGCAACAGTTGAATACTCCACAATGATTGGAGCAGTCATCACCGAATTAACATCGGTTGGCAAGTTGTTCACCACCACCTTGTTGCCAGAAGCATCGTAGTAGTAGTTGGTGTTTGTGATTGTCTGGAACACAGGCGGGAACGCATCATTCCAATAGCCAACAGAGTTAATCGTAACTCCCGGCTGACTTGGTGTTGTGTTCTGGCTGACTTCAGGCAAATCAAAGCTGATTGGTGACGCTACAAGGCTCTCAGTGCCGTACCAGACGCGATAAGTTACTGGAAGGATAGACATCCCCAAGTAATCCTCAATCGCTTGTCTGGTGGCGACTCCAAGGGCTGTGATGTATGTGTCCTGACTTGTATCGTCAAACAAGTTCAGTTGGTTGGTCATTTCGTCAAGCGTCAACCACAGTGAAGAACTATCGCGCCCAATCTGCTCAACCTTTACATAGTTAAACGGATTGCGTGTTTGCGCCCCAAAGGGTGCAGCGTATTGATAGTTGTCAAAACTCATAATTAAGTCTCGATTGAACGAACACCAGCAAACACATCACGAACAGTGCTAACCATACGCTTTTCAGCATACAGGTTAACAAAACCGGGGGTTGTCTGTTCCATTGCTTGAACAGTCATTTCTTCCACATCGGCAATCGTCATAAAACGAGGCCAGTTGGCAAGATACATTGACTTGCAACCAACAGTGCCAGTTGCGTCCAAATATGGGTTAGGAATCACAGGGAAACCAAACACATGGAGCAAAGCACCAGCTTCAGCGGAGCCAATGTCAACAAACGAATAACCACCGCCACCATGAGCATAGTTACGCAGGGTTTGAATGGCAGTTGGGTGCATCATCCAAGCAGTACCGGGCATAGACCAGTATTGCGCTGGCAAAGCGTTTGCCATTGCAGACAAAGTTTCAGCCTCAAGGCCACCAGTGTTGTTGTAGCCAACAGTGGCGATGGTGTGCAGACCGTTTGTGATGGCTGTACCGCTTGAACCAAATGCAGCGGTAGCACCAGCAGCACCGGGATAGCTATTCAGGCCACGCAGACCATCAGTTGCGCCAGTAGATGTGGTGGTAGAACCCGCTTGGTCGTTATTAAGGCCACACGATGCGCCTTCCAACTGTGCGAATTCCATCATCAAGTCTTCAACCAACTCGTCTTGCAAGCCGTTCACATCCGACAACACAGCCGAGCGAACAGGCAATTGAGCAGAGATAACGCGAGTGGGCAGTTGCCAAATGCTTGTGTTAATGTTTGGCGAACCGCTATTAGGGATAACTGTGTAGCCCCAAGGGTTTGTGCTGTCAGCAGCGTTACCAGTTTTGGCAACAAACTGAACAGCGGAATTTCCGGGAACCTTAATGTTCCGAGCGCCTTGACGGAATGGGTTTGCATAGCGCAATGCGGCAAACGCTTCGTCAAAGTGAGTGCGACCACCGACATTCAGTCCTGAACCAGTGATAGCAGATGCTTCGCGCAAGTCAATCTTGACCTGATCGCCAGTTTCCAATGTTTGCTTAATTCCAGACAGGATGCGTTCGGTAATGGTCATAACAGTTCCTAAATTATTGGCACAAAAAGGAGGGGGTGTTACCCCCCTCCGTTTTATCAGGTAGCAGTACCTGTCGAGCGATAGCGAACCAGTGCGTTTGGATCACGAACTGACACGGCCAACCTCTTTTCCCCGAAAAATGTTATATAGCCGGGGAGTGTTTGGTCGTAGCGGCGCATAACCATGTTCAAACGATCAATGATTGTGTGGCCGCGTGACCAGTCACCAAAGTACATTGGGTACAGGCTTGCAGTGCCAGCAGAACCAGTAGTGGTCTGGCTTGGAGTGTCCAGATACTTGTTCATCACCACATCAAAGCCGAGCATTTGACCAATGATGCCATCGGGGTTCAACGACTCAGTAGAGTTGAAGATTGGACGGCCATTGGTGTCTTGCAGACCACGGATAGCTTGAGCCAAGATTGGGCTGACCATGAACTTGGCGTTGCTAGTCCAATACTGTTGTGGCAAAGCGTAGATCGTGTTGATAACATCTTTGTATTGGATGTTGTTAGCACCGACAGTGTTGGCGTTGGTGGTGATCTGGTCATAAGTAGCCAGCGAATGCAGACCGCTTGTAGAGCCAGTACCAGAAGTGCCAAATGCAGCAGTAGACGATGTACCACCAGTGTATGTGGCGTTAGAGCCAGCATATTGGTCAAGGCCACGCAGACCGTTAGTGCCACCGTAGGGGTTGCTCACGGATTGTGCGGCTTGGTCGTTGTTCTGAATCATCGACAGGGCTTCGGACTGAGCGAACGAGGCCAACATATCGTCAACAACCACGGCTTCCAAACCATCAATGTCGTCCAAAGCGGCTGTACGGATTGGGAACTGCACATTCAGGTCTTGCAGAACCAATTGCCAGATGCTTGTGTCTTCAGTGGTGGCTGCGCCGTTGTTCTGAATCGCATAGCCCCATGCTTCACCGGGGTTGCCCGTGCGCACGCGAAACTGGTACGAGGAACCGTCAGTAGCCACAGTGCGAGAGATGCCGCGCATTGGGTTCATCAGACGCAGAGCCGTGAAGGTAGGATCGTAGCCAGTACGACCACCCTTGCCATCACCGCCAGCGGTCAGAGCAGAGGCTTCCTTCAAGTACGCATCCATTTGGCTTTCGTCTGCAAAGATTTGCAGTTCTTTCTCAAGGCGGTTGTTGCCTTTGTAGAAAGAGGCCAGTTGCTCCTTCACCGAACGGTTCACATCTTGGCGAACAGTTTTGGCGGGGGTGCGAATGAACTCAGGCATTTGGATAGAAGCAACTTTGGCTTCCAGAGCAGACACCATCTCAGCCATTTCAGCTTTAACAGCTTCAACAGCGGCGGGGATTTTGGCTTCAACAGCCGAGATGCCTTCAGCTTGTTTAGCTTCGATAGCATCCAGTTTTTCAATGATTTCTTTAGACATGATTAGCCTTTCAAGCGTTTGTCTAGGAGTTTAAGAAGTTCACGCTGCTCAAGAGCCGCAAGAATTTCCGCTTCGGTTGCCTCCGCATCAGAATCACTCTGAGTTGGCGCAGTTTCAAGAGGCAGTTCAACAGCATCACGCTGTTCAATCACCGTCTTAAACACAGATGCGGCGGCAACCGACATCTGCTTGGACAGCCCTGCATCCCGCAGTGCTTCTTCCAATACTTTCAAATCAGCAGAGCCATCAGGTCGGAAATATTCCAACTTCTTGATTTCTGCTTTCATGTTATTTGGGTGCATCACAACGCTAGTCTCGCGCAAACCACCTTTGGTGATTTGGAAGTAACCAGATTCGTATGGGTCATCAGAACCCATCGTCATTGCTTCGCCATTTGCATCAACCCACTGATATTCTTCGGCATAAGCGCCGACAGAAACCCCGCCAAACATATTGGGGGATTCTTTCATCACTTGGTAGAGATCAGAGCCAGCAGTTGTGTTGAGATACAAGCGACCAGATGCGTTCATGCAATCATCGTCCATCTCAATGCTTGTCCATTCGCCAACAGGAATAGCATCCGAGTTGTGATTGACATACATTGGGAGAGGCCGACCAGATTCGGCAAACTCTTTGGCCCATTGCATAAAGCCTTCTGGCTTGTAGAAGAATTTACGACCATCAGCACCTTCACGGGGGCCAAAGGTTGTAATGCAAGCCTCAATCTGACCAGACGGTTCGCCGTTGTTGGCTTTCTCGTTCAAGTTCAGCTTGGCTTCGCAGATTAGATTCAATGTCTTCATTGATTGCCCCTAAAGCAATGGATTGGTTATTGTCCTGTATTTTAGGGGGTCGCCCCAAAAGTACGGGCAACTGTTTTGTTGGTCGGCTGACCTGTTTGGCTAATGCTACCAGATATTGTGTATCAGTATACATTTTTAATCAAGTCTTGGAGCCAATGTTCATTTTCTTGGTTTGGCTACCGCCGCCACCACCAGTATCTTGTGCGCTAGAACCCGGTACAGGCTCTGCTGGTTTGGCATCCTTAACCAACTCGTCACCATCTTCCAAAGAAGGCAGATTCATGTAGTTTCGGGCTTCGTTCGGGGTCATAATGCCACCCTTTACGCCAGCCGTTGCAAAGTTCATCTGATCCAAAGGCGCACCCTTCAGGAAATCCTTGGTATCAAACTCAATACACAAAGAAGGATAACCTTCCAGCAAATGCTGTGTCAATTTCTGCTGAATATTGACGATTGTTGGGTACATGGTGGTTTTATAAAACTCATCCAAAGCCGTTTGGCTGTTGTTGAATTTTCCATCATGGATGCCAATCATAGAAGGTGGCACACCGAACAAACCGCAGATTCGGCGCATAGTCTGCAACTTCAAAGCAGCCGCATCAGCGTCTTGCAGTGTCAGCATCTCCAACTTCTGATATTTCATGCCTTGGTCAAGCAACATACCCTGACCCGGCTTGCTTGGGTCGCTGTTCTTGCTACCTGTCATGTTGTTCCACGCCTCTTTCAGACGGGCAGCAATCTCTTTGTACTTGCCATCAGGAACAACTTGGTCGGTCACAAACATACCGCTAGGCTTTGCGCCGTTCTGCATGACAAAGTTGGCGTACAAGTCAATGTCTTGGTCAAGACCAACCAACTCAGTTGCCAGAATTGCTTTGTTAAAACCAGCAGAACCTTGCCACGCCATTTCCTTGCTGTGCATAACTTGGAAATACTTAAACTCATGGTCTTTGTTAAAACCGTAGCTTGGCGTAGACAAACGGAATGTTGGGTAACGTGCAGGGGTAATGTTTACCGCAATTAGGGTCGAATCCAGAACATACATTTCCAATGGAGTCTCAAGGGAATTGTTCTGGTCTTTCCTCCACCACAAGGTAAAGGCTTCACCAGACAATTCGTACCACATCAACCACTGATACCAGAACTCATACTTGCTTTGGAAGTTGTTTGGATTGCCCAACAGCTTGGCAACTTGCTTGGCTTTGGCCTTATCTCGCGCACCAACACCTTCGCCCCTAATGGCATCAACTGTTTTTCCGTCTGCTGTTTCGCAGCAAATCTTGATTGGCAATTGAGCCAAAGCACGGGCTTTTACCCCAACGCAAGACATGATTGTGCTGTTTCGGGTCAGCACAGACATATCTACCGGGCGACCAGCGGTTGTGGTGCTGGCAGTCGTTACATAGAGGATTTGGGTGTTAACACCAGCACGTTTGTCACTGCCTTGATAGACAATGTTGTTGCCCAAAGCTGTCTGACCGAACAATGTATTGCTCTCAGATTGGGTGTTTTTGCGCTTGAAAATGTCAAGAATTGCCATGATTTCCCCTCAATTTCCTACACTTTACCATTCTCGCGA